TTAATCCAGAAATAAATTATGTAGCTGACGGAAATACTTATTTAAAACCTTATACTGAATTGAGAATATTGCCTACCAGATCTTCTGAACGATTCGATCCATTAATTCAAAAAAATGTAAAAATAACAGGAAAATGGGGTTGGTCAGCTATTCCTCAAGCTGTTACTCAAGCTGCATTAATTCAATCATTAAGATTTTTTAAACGTAAAGACGCCCCTTTCAATGTATTAGGAAATGAACAAACAGGACAAATAGAAATATTTACAAAATTTGATCCAGACGCTAAACAATTAATTGAAGATTTAGTTGTTCACAGGTTGTAATGGCTAATTACGTTTCAGGTGCTAATCAATTCAAAAAAAGAATGGAGCTCAACGCATTAGCAGGTGTAGCTCTTCGTAATTTCTTTTCAATGTATGGCCAAACTATTACAGTTAAAGCTAAAAAGACCGCACCACGTTGGCGGGGAAATCTTAGGGGAAGTTTAACTTTTGACCATGTTAATCAAGCAGGATTCCCACAGGGAATTGATTTGTATTCTCGTAGCCCTTATGCCCTTTACGTTCACGGATATTATGACCAAAGAGTTAATTTGAAAGAGCCGTGGTCAAGAAGTAAGCCACACTATCCGCCTATTAAAGCATTAAGACAATGGGCTGATGATAAAGGTATAAGCCCTTATGTAGTTCAACAAGCTATAGGAAGAAAAGGAACACCTTTAATTCCATTCTTTAAAATTGCTATTAAAGATTCTGAGGCAGAGAAAAAAGCACTTCTTGCAGGAACTGCTATTGCGATTGAAACCAAATGGAAAGTTGGTAGAATGAGCGTTCGACAATAAGGATCTGGATAATGGCGAACTTAACTAACATAAGAACTCAAATTGGAAACAATCTTGCAAATATTACGAGCTTGTCAGTTTATAACTATGTTCCAGATTCGGTAGAACCACCTACAGCTGTAGTAGGCGTAATGGATCGTGTAGAGTATGACGCAACTATGCAAAGAGGTGTAGATAGATATGAAATACCAGTTTATTTATATATAAGCAGAGTAGACGCACAAGATAGTCAAAACACTTTAGATAGCTATTTAATTTCAAGTGGCTCTAATAGTGTTAAAGCTCAAATAGAATCTGATGTAACGTTGTCAGGTGAGGCTCAATCTGTTAGAGTATTATCAGCAAGTAATTATGGTGTCTATAATATCAACAACATTGATTATTTGGGTGTAGAATTTATAATTGAGGTTTTAGCATAATGTATGAAATACAAAGCGGAATAAAAATTAAGAATAAAGAATTTAAAATAGGTGATGTTATTAATAAAGGCGTCATTCCTAAAGAGTCTTTTGATTGGCTACTAGAACAAAAAATAATTGTTAAGATAGACAAGAACTACAAAGAAAATAAATTACAAGAAGTTGCTAAAAAGGAAGAAGAATAATAATGGGAAAATACGGCTCAAGCAATAGATCTGGAAGAAGAAGAAATAGTGGACGCAGAAATGGTGGTAAACGATAATGGCTTTTGTTCACGGCAAAAACTCAAAAATATATTTAAACGAAACAGATTTTTCAACTTACTTTAGTTCAGCTGATTCAACTAGAACAGCAGACGTAGCAGAAACAACTACTTTTGGAAATTCTAACAAAACTTATATTGTTGGAAATAAAGACGGAACTGTATCACTTACAGGATTCTTTGACGCTACAGCTGACGCAACTTTACAGCCACTTTTAGGCGGTAGTGATTGCTTATTAGTAATTGGTGTAGACGGCGTAGACGCTACTGACAAAGTAAGATTTCAAAACGGAAATATAACAAATTATGGTGTTAGCTCTCCAGTTGGCGACGTAGTAGCAACTTCAATAGATGTTCAAAGTGATAAAGGGCTTTATGACGGCGACGTATTAGAAAACGCTACATATACCGCTACAACGTCTGGAACTGCTAGAGATAACGGAGCAAGTACAAGTGACGGCGGAGCAGGTTTTTTAATTGTATCTGCGGCGTCTGGAACTTCCCCTACAGCTGATATTAAAATAACTCATTCAGCTGATGATATAACTTACGTGGATCTAATAACTTTTACACAAGCAACTTCAACTACTAGTGAAATCAAATACGTTGATGAGGGAACTACTATTAACAGATATTTGAAAGTTGAGGCTACAATAGGCGGAACAACACCAAGTTTTTCTGCTATTGTAGGAATTGGTAGAAATAAATAAATAGGATAAAAAGGAGCAATTTATGGCATTTACTCACGGAAAAGATAGTGTTTTTAAACTTGATGATTCAGGTGGAACGCTTACTGATATTTCGTCTTATGTAAATTCTGTAGACTTCCCAGAAACCGCAGACATCGCTGAAACAACTGTATTAGGCGACGGCAATAAAACTTACATAGTTGGTTTAAAAGACGCAACTTTGTCAATTTCAGGTTTATGGGATTCAACTCTTGATGGTATTTTAGGTGCAGTTGTAGGACAATCCGCAACTTTATCTTTTGAATATTCACCTGAGGGAACTACAGGCGGAAACGTTAAATATACTGGCGAATGCATTTTGACTTCCTATGCTCAAAGCTCACCTGTGGGCGATGTTGTAGGATATTCAGCAGATTTTCAAGTGACAGGAGCTGTTACAAGAGGCACTCACTAATAGTTTATAAAGGACGCATATGGACATTTTAAATATAAATAATTTAGGCAATTTGCCTACAGTTGAAACAAAAGAACTTGAAATAAAAGAGTGGGACGCCAAAATTGTAATACGTGGCTTAACCAAAAAAATGCAAGTCGATCTGGCTAGAGTATCGCAAGACAAAAATAAAGACGCTTTTGATTATCAAAAGGAATTATTAAAAGTCAGCGTTATCGATCCAAAACTTGATGACGAATCTATTGAAAAACTTTACGAATTTGACGCTCAAGTAATTGATAAAATTTTTATTGAAATATCAGCTCTTAATGGAATTGGAAGTGAGGAAGTTCAGACAGAAATGTCTGAAGAGTTTCAAGAATAATCCAGATCTTAGTTTTCGATTCAGACTAGCACGTGACTTAGGAATGACAGTAGGACAATTAATGACTACTATGTCTGTTAAAGAGTTTAACCAATGGGCTACATTCTACCTTTGGGAACAAGAAGAACGAAACAAAGCTACAGCGATTGCTGAGGCTGAGGCTAAGAAAAAAAGGAATCGATAAATGGGAGCAGGTGCAGATTTAGTAATAAGAATTGCGACTAAGGGCGCAAATATTGCTAAGGCTCAATTATCTACATTAGGAAAAACAGGAGCTAACGCAGGCGGACAACTTGCTATGTTTGCTAAAGTTGGTGTCGCAGCTGCGGCCACCGCTGTTATTGCTCTCGCTAAAGGTGTCGTAGAATCTGTTCAAGCCTTTACATCTTTTGAAGATAAATTAAATCAATCTCTTGCAATTATGCAAACTACGGAACAGCAACAAAAGGCTATGGCTATGGCTGCGAGAGAAGTTGCTACCGAAACTACAATATCAGCTGACCAATCAGCTGAGGCATTTTTCTTTTTAGCGTCTGCAGGTTTAGACGCAGAACAATCTATTGCAGCTTTACCTCAAGTTGCAGCTTTTGCTCAAGCAGGTATGTTTGATATGGCTACCGCTACCGATTTAGCAACTGACGCTCAATCTGCTTTAGGTTTAACTTCTAAAGACGCTCAACAAAACTTAATGAACTTAACAAGAGTGACAGACGTTCTTGTTAAAGCTAACACTTTGGCTAACGCTAGTGTTCAACAATTCTCAGAGGCATTAACTACTAAAGCAGGTGCAGCTTTAAAGGTTGTTAATAAAGATGTCGAAGAGGGTGTAGCAGTTCTTGCAGCATTCGCTGATAGAGGTGTTAAAGGTGCTGAGGGCGGTGAAAAATTAAACCAAGTTCTTCGTGATATACCAAGAGCGACAGCAAAGAATAGTGAGGCATTCAAAGCGTTAGGACTTGAAATGTTCGACTCAGAAGGCAAGATGAAAAACGTTGCTGATATAGTCGAAGAATTAGATAGTGTTTTGGGGCCAATGTCAGATGAAATGAAAGCTGCGACGTTGGATCAATTAGGACTTAATCGTGGTGTAGCTGACGCAGTTAAAATATTATCTGGCTCAACCGACCAGATCCGT